GGTGGTTGCCGGCTGAGGCGGCCGCGGAGCCGGCGCGGCCGGCGCCGGGCATGCTGTTCGCGCCGACGCTGGCGAGGATGCCGTGGTGGACGGGGGCCCGTCCGGCGAGCATGTCGTTAGAGACGACGTACTCCCCGCCGTGGACGACGGCGAGCACGGGGGCGCCTTTGGTGCCGGGCACGAATCCGCCTTCTTCGAAGCCGAGGAATCCGCCGACTTTGCCGATGAATCCGCCGATGCCTTTGGCGACGTTCGCGACGGTACCGATGGCGCCGCTAATAGTGCTGACCGCGTTTTCGATCATCGTAATTACCGGCGATATGTAGTTGTTCCATATGCCCGTAATGATGTTCGCGATACCGGTCCACAGTCCGGACCAGAAATTCCAGAAACTCACGAGGAGATTCCAGACGGGCAGGATCCCGTTATTCCATATAGCGAGCGCGATGCCGACGATTGCGTTGACTGCGCTGCTTGTGGCGCTCGTTATCCATCCCCAGATGCTCGACCAGTTCTGGGCGACCCACACGATCGACTTAATGATCCAGCCGAACGGGAGCAGATACCAGAATCGGAGGATGAAGTTGACCGCGTCTTTCACGATTGCCTTTATAAAGTCCCACGTCTGAGTCCAGTGCGTGGCGACCCACACGACGCCGGCGACGAGCGCGGCGAGGGCGAGGAGGATGCCGCCGGACGCGATGAGCATGGCGGCGTTGGCGGCGATCCACGCTCCGGCGGCGATCGCGGCGGAGGTGACGGTCGAGGCTGCCCACGCGATGGCGCCGGCGACCATCATGGCCATCTTGGCGACCCATTCGGCGGCCATGACGGCGAGCTGCGCGGTGGCGTTCACTACCCACGCGGCGCCGGCGGCGACCATCTTGCCGAATTGGATTACGGACTGGACTGCGGCGACGGTGAGTTTGGTGACATAGGCGACGATGGAGACGACCAGGACTCCGCCGATGACGCTGGCGAGGGCGTACAGAATCGGCTTATGTTGGGTGAGCCATCCGGTCCACGTCACGCCGATATGAATGGCCTTTTCAACCCACGGAATGAGCGCCATTCCGATCTTTGTGCCCATCGCTTCGACGCCGGCTTTGGCCTGGTCGATTTGGGTTTTGAAGTCCTTTTGTGTGAGGGCCCATCCTTTGACGTGGTCGCCGGCTTCGGCAGTACTCGCGGAGATGCTCTTAACGTTGCCGTTGAATGTGCCGAGGTTGGTGCCGGTGAGCGCGAGCGACGTGTTGAGTCCCATCGCTCCGCCGGTCATCTCGGACAGGATGGCGTTATAGGTGCGGGCGTCTCCTCCGCCGTGCTTGAGCGTGTCGCCGAAGCCGTGGGCCTCTTTCGCCGTCGTCGCGAATTGCTTGCCGAGGTTCGCGGTGAGCGCCGGCTGTGTCTTGAGTGCCTTAGTCCATTCCTTCTGGGTGACGGTGCCGTTGAGGTAGCCCTGCGCGAGCTTTTGCAGCGACGTGGGCAGGTTCTTTAGTTCGGTGTTGGCCGACGCGGCGGCGAGCTTGCTCTGATTGAACGCGTTCTCGAGGACTAAGCCGCTCGGTCCCATGTGCTGGAGGATGTGCTGGGTGAGCTCGTCGAGGGTGCCGGTCAGTCCCTTCTTGCCGAGCTGCGAGGCGACGGTCGTGGAGTTGAGGCCCATCTGTGCCATCGCTTTCGAGGCGATCTGCGACGGGTTCGACAGGGAGCGGATGGTGCCGGCAAGGTCCTGAGACGCTTGCTGCGCGGAGATACCCTCGCCGGTCATGGTGCCCATTGCGCCGAGGACTTGGGTGAGGCCAATATGCGCGGCCGCGGCGGACGGCAGAACGGCCGACAGCGACCCGGAAAGGTCTTGCATGTTGGTCTTACCGGCGGCCACGGTGGCGGTGAGCTCGGAGGTGACGGTGGCGGCCTGCGAGGCGGGAATTTTGTAGTCGGTGAGGGCGGTGGTCAGACCGTTCGCGACGACGGTGGCGTCGGCGCCTCCGATCTTGGCGCCTTCCGCGGCGGCCTTCATGACGTTGAGGCCGGCGGCTCCGTGGAAGCCGGCGGACTCCACTAGAAACATCGCTTTGGCCAACGCGGTCGGGCCCATGCCGACGGCGGGGGCCATCTTGAGGAGGCCATCTCGGACCATGCCGATGTTCTTCTCGGACTCGCCGGCGCCGGTGACGAGCTGCGTGGTGGCGGCCTGGAAGTCGATGCCCATTTTGAGCGACACGGCGCCGACGGCGATGCCGGCGCCGGCGATGCCGAGGAGGGCGCCTTTGCCGACGCTGGCGAGGCTGTTGAATGCGCGGCCGGATCCGGTGAGCGAGGTCTCGGCTCGTTTGGCCTCGGCCTCGGCGGTCGATCCGTACGCCTTCGCGCCGGCGATCGCGTCCTTTGCGCGGGTCTGTAGAACGGTGACGATCGGGGGGAGGACTACGCCGGAAGTCATCGGGGCGTCTCCTCTCCGATCATGTGCGTTCTAGGAATTCGCGCCACGTGTTGCCGGTGATCTCGGGGAACTTCTCGCGGGTCTTGTGCGCGGCCGGCGCCCAGTACGGGAACGCGCGGGTACGGGCATGTCCGCGGCCTTGCCCGCCGGGCCATCCGAGCTCGAGGCGGCGGCCGTAGACGATGCGGGGGGCGACGAGGGTGCGGTAGTCGCCGAGGCCAAGCCGGGAGACGGGGTCGGACCGGATTGAGCGGCGGGCGGTGCCGGTGGCGACGTTGGGTTTGTCGCCTCCGACGTGCGGCGATCCTGGCGGGTGGACACCTTCGAAGCCGGCTTTTGCTTCTTTCTCGAGGAACGCGGCGGCGCGGGTGACGGCGACGCGGGCGGCGGCGTCGGTCTCCGCCATCACTTTCTCGATCGCTGCCCGAAATTCAGGAAGTCCCAGAATCGGCACCGGGCTCGCCTCCTCGCTGCTGCCATGGCCGGTCGCCGTGGAGCTCGGCGATTCGGAGGGTCCAGTCGACGTCGTTGAGCGAGGTGGCGAGGTATTGCTCGTGCGTTATGCCGGGGTAGAGCCGGCGGTAGCGGTACTCGCGGACGAGGCTCGAGGTCACCGGGTCAACGTCTTTCCAGTCGCCGGACTCCAGCGCGCTCCTCAGTCGCCGGAGTCTCCAGTAGGGGACTGTCGGTCCTCCACTGCGTCGACGGTGAAGCCTCCATCGCCCATGGCGGCGTTGAGCTCGGCACCCTTCTCGCGCATCACAGAGAACACGCTGTAGGGGATGTCGAGGAGCTCGGCCGGTGTCTCGGGGAGCGGCCGGTCAAGCGACCACGACTCGAGGAGCGCCCACGAGATGGCGTCGTTGAGTTTGCCCATGAGGCGGAGCTCATGCTCCGAGAGGTGCACCTCGGGGCCGGTGAACACGGGCTCGCCGTCCGCGTCCTTCTCGTCGCTGTTATCGACGACGAGGTCGCCTTCGCAGTAGATGCGGACGGCTTGGGCTGCGGCGGTGACTTTGGCGCCGACGCGTGCGGCGACGAGTTCCACCTCACGCATCCGGCCGGCGGTGACTTCGTCCCGAGTGGTGAGCATGGTGACGGTACCGCCGGGGACGTCGAACGTGAGAGCCATGGACCGGGGCTTCCTTTCGGGTTAGTAGGCGGTGGAGACGGAAGTCAGGAGGACGGCTTGCGCCGGGCTCTGCTTGCCGTCGAGGGCGTCGGTCGCGTTCGCGAGCGCGGTGAAGTTGGCGACGATCTCCATCCACTTGTTGGACCCTTGCGGGGTCGCGGCAGTGAACGCGGCGACGGAATGCGTCAGGGTGAGGGAGTGGACGGCGTCGCCGGCGGGGGCGATCTTGACGGCGAACGCCTGTTGCGTGTTGTTGAGGTAGTTGACGAGCCGGGCGTCGGTGGAGCCTTGGTAGACGAATATCCCGGTGCCGGTCACCTCGAGGTTGAATGAGCCGACGGCGAGCGGGCTCTGGCTGTTGTTGATGGTTTCGACCGCGGCCGCGTTGCGCTTGTATTCGACGGACACTTCGGAGCCGTCGGCGACCGGGCTGCCGTTGATGCTGATGACCGAGTTCCACGCGGGCATCGGCTTCGTCCCGGACGGCGTGTTGCTGGGCGGAGCGATGGCGGTGGCGATCATGCCGCGCCACTGCGGCTCGATCTCGACGAGGCCGTCCACCTTGACGGTGAGCTTGAGCGTGTCGATGACGGCGCCGGCGGACTGCCACACCTTGCCGGCGGCGTCCGCCCAGAACAGGGTGTAGCTCGGCGGCTGCGCGGCCGGCGTGACGGCATTGTTCAGCGCGGTCTTGTGCGTGTAGGGGTCGCCGGCGCCGGTGAGCGTGTCGGTGTAGCCGAGGGTGGCGAGCCAATGCTGGTAGGCGGTATCGAGGTAGGCGAACGTCTTGTAGGCGTACGTCGACGTTTCCATGCCGGCGACCTGTTGGTAGGTCGTCGCCATGAGGCCGCGGGCGGCGTTGTCCGGCAGGGTGTGGAGGTCCGGGTTGTACTTCATCGACCCGACGTCGATGGGGATCCACGTGTCCGGCGTCGCCTGCGCGGTGCCGTAGGTGACTTCTTTCTTCATCCCGAACCACTGGAGGTTCGACGGGAAAAAGTTCGCCGTGGGCATGGCCTACTCCTCAGAGGATGTCGTCGACGACGGGCGGGGTGGTGCCGGCCGCCGGTTGATCGCTGGCGGGCGAATCGGGGGCGGCCGGTGTCTCTGGATGGGTGGGGCTGTCTGCGGCGATCTGGGGGCCGTCCTGCGGTGGTTCGTCGGGCTGCCCGGTGGCAATGTTGACCATCCACGCGTTGACGTAGGGCTCGTCTGTGCTGATCTGGTCGCCGGTCTGCGCGACGACGGTGGATCCGTCGGGCTGCCCGGTGTCGACACGTTGGCCGGCGGCGTCGTTCCGGCGGAGGTGCGCG